AGAACTTCAGGATCATCAGGATCTGATATGTCCACATCTTTATCAGGCAGCATAGAAAGCCGTTGAGCAACTTCTACAGCAATAGCCCCACAAGCAGGGCACCTATCTTCAAACATGCAAAACCTGCAATTAACAGAGGGAGAAAGTTCATCTAATTCGGGGGATCCTTTATCCCACTTAGGGCGTACTTCCTGTCCTTTTAAAATAACATCATTCAGTTGTTTTGTTAGACCTGCAATGTCATCTCTAGTAAAAGTTTCGTGAAGAACTTCATTTCGTACAGGGATATAAAAAACAAATATTATTTCTTCTACATCAGGAAAAGCTTGAAAAGCACCTAAAGTATATGCCTTTGCTTGCCAATTACTTCGTGGGGAGTCTATAACAGAGATACCTGTTTTGTAATCTGCCATTATAGCTTTATCGCCCCTAACTAAAAACCTATCACAAGTGCCCCACGTAGATGTCTGCCCCAAGTCAACGGTAACTTGGATCTCATTCATCTCTTCAAACTCAGAGTCTCCAAAAATACTTTTATTAAACTCGTCTTCGTCTCTTACTATTTGTTCATATATTTCTAATTCTTCTTCATCATGAAGAGCAGAAGGATCTCTTACTTCTAAAGCCTCATGAATGCGAGTACCTTTTTCAGCAGCAGCATTAGTGCCTGAAGTGCTTTTGTATCCTGCACAACCTGCCACATATTTTAAACTAGAGGGACTAAACTCTGCATGGCCTCTACTGCCGTGATCGGGGGTTTCAGTCATTTGATCCTGTATGTAATGTGTTTAAGTTAGCTAATTTAGTCTGTATTGAAGTAACCACAGTTTCCTCAACACTGCCCGCAGCAACTAATATTTTTTGTAAAGCATGGCTTTTTGCTCCGTTCCTATGTATCCTCCCTAACGCTTGCATATAATCTTTGGCTGAAAAAGTAGGGCTAATCAAAGCAACTCTTGGGTAGTCTCCCATGATGTCGTGCAAGCTTAAGCCTGTGCCTCCAGCGGCTATATTAACCACCAATACTCTTTCTTCGTCTAGAGAAAAATCATCTATTATTGATTGTCTCTTATAAGGGTTTTGACCTCCTATGATGCTAGGGCACCCCAGTTGATCTGTAAGAGCCTCTACAGTGTCTCTAAAATTTACAAAAATAACTACAGACTTGTCTTGGTCTTTTAAGTCTTCGGTCATTTCAACTATGTCATGCACTTTTAGTGACTCTGCTAATTGGCGAGCCCTTAATATATTTACAATATCAAATTCATTATCAGTAACTGAACCATTCTCTAAGTACTCTGAGACAATAGAAGGAGTTACTCCGTAGCTTTCGTAGGCTTGTAAAATCTTTTTAGAATCTTTAAACTCTAAATGTTCGATGAATATCCTGTTCTCCTTAAATGAATCAGGAAAGTCTTCGACGGTTAACCTATAAGCAGACCCTTGTTCACCGTACATTGTACAGTGTACATCTTTTAATCTTTGCCTACTTATTAGTCTCCACTTTCCCCAATGATCAACAGAGCACCCATTGTTTTCCATCCACCCGTGCCAGCTGTTCGGTTTTTTGTTTAGGTCGTGCAACCGCAACATAAACCCTAATGCTCTCATTTCAGTAGGATCTTCTGCTGCGGTTGCAGACATAGCGTGTATTAAGTGGCCATTTTCTTTGGCCTGTTCGACAAGACTTATAAGCAATTGAGCGTTTTGAGTCCAAGCTCCTTTGCATTTATGCACCTCATCAAATATTACAAAAGTGGGTTCCTCGAACAACCACGTCATTATTTTCTTTCTTTTCTTAGATAAGAAAGCGGTCTTTCCAGTGCGTATTCTTTCGTAGTTCATCACGCAATCTGGCTCTACCCCCATATCTATCATTTCCCTATCCCACATAGGAATAACTGCTTTAGGGCAAATAACGGCTACACGCATTCCCAATTGCTTAGCGATGTAAGCAGCCACCACTGTTTTTCCCGTACCGACTTCACTGGTATCAAGGGTGTGTTTTCCTTGGTTTAAGCTAGCTAAAAAATAATCAGCGGCTTTTTGTTGAGGAGTATATAAAGTTTTCATTAACTTCCTAATACTACAGGAAGATAAACATGTCCAAACTTTTTTTAAGAAAAATGAATTTCATGCTTTTTGATGTAATGAGCTATTAAAAAAGCGTCTATCATTCCATCGTGAGGAGTTTTAGCTCGTGGGCTTTTTAACCATTTCTCTAAAGGTTCTATATTAGAAGCTATTTTAAAAGCTTTTTGCTTAGACTGTCCCTTACTAAATGTGCCCAACATAGACCTTTGCCAATCTCTAACAACCACACAGTGATGGCTCCACCCTTGTACTTCACACAGACCTAAAAGTTTACCAAAAGATAAAGCCATAGACCGTACTGCTTGCGACGACCTTGCGTGTCTTAAAGGTTCTTCTATCGCTATAAACAAATCTTTAATTTGTGTGTCTAAACCTAAAATCCATTGATACGTTTTATAAGTATCTACCTCTCTTTTGCCGCACCTTTCCAAGGTTCTCATAGGAGTTTTATCTATAATATCCCCTGTGCTAGAAGATATTCCTACAAGACCTCCATCTAAACCGTTATCTATTCCAACAATGGTCATTCAGAAACAACTACAGGAGAAATAATCAAACCCCCTGTTTCATCGGCAGGTAGGTACACATCTATGTTTTTCCTGAGGCTTTGCAAAAACATTACTTCACGAGCAGTAGATGGAAACACTCTATAGTAAACACCTACAAGACAATCTTGCCTAAAATAAAAATCGTTTCCCTTGTTTTCCCTTACAAGAACTTTTGGGTTTTCTACTTTTATTTTATCTAAAAATAGTTTGCCTTGTTTTTTCATTACTCTTCAGGGTCTACGTCTATAACTTTGTTTGGTTTAACTTCTACCGCTCCATTACCGAGGTCAGCCTTTGTGTTATTAAGTATATTTATATCAATTTGTAACCCTTGTGCAGACCCGCCTCTGTTATCGATGTTCAGGTTTCTTCTGATTAACTGATCGAGTTCACTTAGTTCTCTAATAGTTCTAGGCCCTCTTAAATTCTTTACATTGTCCCTTAATATTTTCATAGCTGTAGCAGCTACATAACTTTGGTATTTTTCAGCAGGACTATTTTTAGCTTCTGATATTTCTAATATCGCTTTTTCTTCAGCTTCTCTAGCATCTAGTTTTGCTAGCTTGATAGCCTCATGTGTTTTCTTATCTAGGTTTTCATCTAAAGCGGTTTGAAGAGGGTCGGGGTCTTCAGGTTTTGGGTTTAAAGCGTGTGGGTTTGTTTTAGGCTCTAAGCCTTCTCCCCTTAACCATCTACGTAAGGTTGATACGTTTATATCTAACTCTTTGGCAATATTAACCAGTGTATAATCTTCGTTATACATCTCTATTGCTTTCTTTAGTAGCTTTGATTTCTTAGATCTCTTAGACAATACTCTCTATATATACTAGAATAATATAAAAATATCAACTTAGTATGGCTTCTATGAATAAATTTGAACCTTACCTTGACTCTAAAACTCAAAAGATTTGTGTGGGAGGATTATATATCCCTCCCACTAATACTTTAACAGCACTGCTTTATGGTTTTGGAAAACACACAAATTTAAAAGCTAGAGAGTATTACTTCTGGAGAGTATGTGATGAGCTTTGGAATAATGAAGAGCTACCTGAAAAACTTATGGTGAGGCACCCGTGGGCTTCTTTAATGATTAGGGCTGCTCTTAAAAACAAATACTTAGCCATTGGAGGGGCGGCTTCTTCTGGCAAATCACACACAATGGCTGCCTACGCTATTGTTTGCTGGCTTGCTGCTCCGAGGGACACACTTGTTCTTTTAACCTCTACCACTCTACGGGAAGCACGAAAAAGGATATGGGGTTCAGTAATCACCTTACTAAACGTTATAAATGGTGCACCGTTCAGAATACGGGATTCAATAGGAAACGTAGCTTATATAAACGAAAAAGGCACCTTAATTGAAAAGGCAGGTTTGAGTTTGATAGCGTGTGAAAAAAGTAAAGAAAAGACAGCAGTTGGTAAGTTTATAGGAATAAAACAGAAAAACGTACTGGTTGTAGCTGATGAGCTTAGTGAGCTAAGCGAAAGCATTTTACAAGCAGGTCTAACTAACCTGTCTAAAAACCCAAGTTTTAAACTTATAGGAATGAGTAACCCTGCTTCAAGGTACGATGCTTTTGGAGTATGGGCTCAACCTGAAGAAGGTTGGGATTCTATATCTCCCGAAGCAGACGAATGGAAAACAAAATACGGAGGTAGGTACTTGAGATTAGATGGAGAAAGATCTCCTAATATTTTAGCAGGAAAAACAATATTCCCTTGGTTGCCTACAGAAGAAAAGTTACAAGAAGACAGGGATTTATTAGGCCCTGACTCTAGAGGATACAAGCGAATGGTCTCTGCTGTTTTCTTTGAAACAGATGAAGAGGAAACAATATACTCTGAATCAGGTATAAGTCGTTCAGGTTCAATGAACACCGTACAGTGGAAAGGGAACCCCATACCATGTGCAGGTCTTGACCCTGCTTTTAGTAATGGAGGAGATAGGTGTATTCTTTATACAGGGTTAGTTGGATATGATCAAAGCGGCCAGTATGTGTGCGAATTACAAGACTCTATCCCCCTCTTGGACGATGCCACCAACACAGCGGTGCCTCGTTCATACCAGATTGTGAAGATGTTACGGACGGAGTTGGAAAAGAGGAAGATTGATCCGTCAAATCTAGCGGTTGACTCAACTGGTGCGGGGAATCCTTTCTGCGACATAATTGAAGCAGAAGGTCTTTCAAATATTTTAAGAGTTTCATTTGGAGGTAGACCTTCAGAAAAGAAGGTATCGGTTAATTCTAAACTAGTAGGTACTGAGTTATATGCAAATAGATGTAGTGAGCTTTGGTTTTCAGGCAAAGAGCTTATGAGAACTAAACAATTATTTGGAATAACCAACGAGCTAGCAGGAGAGATGACAGGCAGGAGGTTTGAAATGTTTAAGTCAGGATCTTTAAAAATGAGGGTAGAATCTAAACCTGATTTCAAATCCCGCTTAGGAAAATCCCCTGACGTAGCAGATGCGGCTTTCCTTTGCATTGATGTTGCTAGACAAAGATTAGGTCTTGTTGCTGCGGAACCCCCTAAAACGCAGGGGGTTGGAGTTAACAGACAGCAAAAATCTATGAAAAATTTAACTAATGTCCTTTCCTCAAACGCCTTAGTTGTCGAGTAAGAGGGGGAGGGGGTGCAAAGTTTATATTACGTTGCTCACATTTTCTACTGTAGTACATTGTAAAGACAGTAGAAAATGTGAGAGGATCTAAAGAGAGTTTATATAAGAGGGGGGTTCAAATGAACTTTTGACTTTATTTACTATGAATTTAAATTGTTAAGGTACTTTTAATTTTACTAATATTTTTATAACATGGCTACTAAAGAAAACACTATACCAGAAGTAGAAGATTATGATGATGATGATGATTCCAAGCTAGAATTTGCCCTTTTTCCTTCTGATGATGATAAAAAGAAGAAAGTTAAAAAGAAAAAACCAACAGTAAAAAAGGGGAAGGCAGTTTCTAAATTGGATAAACCAAAGACTAATTCTATTAAAAGAGGCCCCCGTCCTGAAAATGTTTCTGACAAAGAAACACCAGAAGTGACCAGTACTAAGTTTTTAGCTGGAATGGAGGACTCCCTTGTTGGAGAAGGAGGTAGTGCTAAATTAAATCTTAGTAATCCTCCAAAACCTTTAACTAACCCAGTGGACTTTATGAGTAAAAATGTTTCAGCAAAAAAAGAAGCTTTAGAAAAATATAGGGGAATAGGAAAAAGTATTAGAAAAGAATTTGCTGATTCAGGAGCTGAGAAAGTAACCGAGGAGATGCGGGACAGGTTCAATAAAGCAAAAGAAAGTTATAATCGCAATAAACTTACAAGAGAAGAAAAGGCTTTTGATCAACAGGAAAGGATGAAAAGAGAAGAAACCCCTACTCTTTTTAACTATACTTCAAAAGATTTAAGGGAGATGGAGAACCCCCCAGTAGAGTTTGATGATAAAGGTGGAATTAAAAAACG